GGGAAGTGGTCAACACAAACCCCGGCTTTTATACGATTGACGGCTCAACGCTGAAGGTCGCTCCGGCTGGCACCGTGACCATCCGAATGACTAAATCGTTCTGCCCGCTTTCGTCATCGGTGCCTTATAACTGGCTGCTCCGCTCGCACCCAGACGCTTATCTCTACGGTTCGCTGATGCAAGCCGCGCCTTTCCTTCGTGACGATGAACGCATTCCCGTTTGGGGAAATTTTTTCGCCAGCGCGATTGATAGTATTAACCAACGCGAAATCCGTCGTCAGATTGGCGGGATTATTCGTATGCAAGCGGGTCCGACGCCATGACCGTAGCTATCACTTACTCGGGCGCGGCCCCTACGGTTGGCGCGAGTGCCGACACATGGGGAACGACCATCAATGTGAACGCGCTGGCCCCGATTAAGGTCGATCTGGATGCACTGGCGGCGCAATCCAACGCTGACAATGCGCGGGTTACGGCCATTGAGGCTGCGGACCTGAAAACGGTTCATACGGGTGACATCAAGTTCGGCCTGTATTCGGTCGCGCCGTCTGGATGGGTCAAGGCTAACGGCGGAACGATTGGCAATGCGTCGTCCGGGGCAACGCGGGCTAACGCTGACACGGCGGCGCTGTTTTCTCTTCTTTGGGACTTGAACGCGACGGATTCGCCTATCCTGACTTCGGCGGGTGCTGCGTCAACGCGCGGGGCAAATGCGGCGGCTGACTATGCGGCGAACAAGCGCCTTACGGTTCCTGATTTCCGTGGCGAGTTTGTGCGCGGTCTGGATGATAGCCGTGGGGTGGATGCCTCGCGTCGGCTTGGCTCGACACAGGCGGGAGATATTGAGGCGCACACGCACCTGATTTCACCTGTTGCGTCTAGCAGCGATGCTGGCGCGGGCTATACGGCCACAGGTTCGGGCGGGGTTGAATCAATCTTTCCTTACGATTCCGGCTCTTTTGGCGGTGCGGAAACCCGTCCGCGAAACGTTGCAGCGCTGGCGGTGATTAAGCTCTAATGCTTATCCCGCTGGACATCCCGCCCGGCGTTTATCGGAACGGGACCGACTATTCATCGCGCGGTCGGTTCAATGACGCGGACCTGTGGCGCTGGTTTGAGAACACGCAACGGCCTATCGGCGGATGGCGTCTTAAATCGACACAGACGGTCACTGGCAAGGCGCGAGCTATCCTGACGTGGCTGGATAACTCTAGCCAAGCATGGACCGCTATCGGCACGGAGCAAGGCCTTTACGTCTATACCCGTTCGGGTGTGCGCCATACGATCACCCCGGCTGGATTTGTGGCGGGTAACGCCAACGCGACCACGGGCGGTGGTTACGGGACGGGAACTTATGGCACGGGCGTTTATGGCGTTCCGCGCCCTGATTCGACCAACACCATTCCGGCTGATGTCTGGACGCTTGACACATGGGGCGAGTATCTGGTCGCTTGCTTCAAAGGCAACATTTATGAATGGACGCTCAACGTTGCCAATCCGGCGGTGCTGATTAGCGGTGCGCCAGATGCGGAAGCGATTATCTCAACTGAGGAGCGGTCGCTGTTCGCCTTGGGGGCTGATGGAGACCCGCGCTCGGTCAAATGGTCTGACCTTGAGGACAACACGGACTGGACGCCTTCTGCGACTAATCAGGCGGGCGGAAAGCGGCTTCAAACGGATGGGCGGCTGCTTTGCGGAAAGCGTATCCGGGGCGGCTTGCTTCTATTCACTGACACTGACGTTCATCTGGCGACCTATGACGGCTTGCCCTACGTTTATCGGATTGAGCGGCAAGCGACGGGTTGCGGGCTGATTTCCAAGCAAGGCGTGGCGGTCACTGGCGCTGGCACCTATTGGATGGGCGCTAACGGGTTCTGGGTCTATAACAGTGGCGTTCAGCCGCTTCAGTGCGATGTCGGGGACTATATTTTCTCGGACATCAACCAAAGCCAACGCTCAAAAGTCGCGGCGGTTCACAATAGCCAATATGGCGAAGTGTGGTGGTGCTATCCATCGGCGGCGTCGATTGAGATTGACCGTTATGTCTCGTTTAACTATCGCGAAAACCATTGGAGCATCGGGTCGCTTGTGCGGCTTTGCGGGACTGATCGCGGGGTTCTGCCTTATCCGCTGATGGTGGGAAGTGACGGCTCGCTTTATGAGCATGAAGTCGGAACGCTTCGCGACGGTCGCTCGCCCTATGCCTTGTCTGGGCCGGTTGAGATGGGGAATGGCGAAACGACGATGGATGTCGAGACCGTCATTCCCGATGAACTGGCGCTCGGTGACGTGGTGGTGAGTTTCACGACTGGTGACTGGCCCTTGTCGCCTGATGAGATATTCGGCCCCTATGCCGCGTCGGAGAAGACGGACGTGCGCTTTAATGCGCGGCGGGTGGCGATAAAGCTGGTTGCTACGCCCGATCAGGATTTTCGGGTCGGGACGTTCAGGGTTGAAGCTAGACCGGGAAGCCCGCGATGAGCCTTCCTTACGCGCCTTCGGCCTATAGCCAATCGGATGAAAACACGGCGCGGGCAGAAATGCAGCGCGAGCTTGATCGGCGTCATCGGCGCGGGATTGACATTGAGCTTGCGTCTGATCGCTTGATACTTCGCTCTCCGAACGGCTCGCGGTTTGCACTGGCGGTTAGCAATGCAGGGGTTTTGTCCGCTGTCGCTCTCTAAGTGGATTGGCGAGGCGTTAGAAGGCTCGGGCTGGTCTGTTTTGGAGATATTGGAAGGCGTCGAGCGCGGCGACTTCTATCTGTTCATGCATGATGAAGGATGCATGGTCGGAGAGTTCATTGTCAGCCCGCGTCACAAGGCGATGCATATTTTCGCGGCTGGCGGAACGCTTAAAGCAATGTCGGACCTTGGCCCTACGGTCGAGGCATTTGGTCGGCTTCATAACTGTGACATGACGTGTGCGACGGGCCGCAAAGGCTGGTTGCGATATGCACGAAAACACGGATATTCACCGGGTGAGCCGGTTATCTGGAAGGAACTATAGATGCCCATTTCCGCCGCTGGTAACAAAAACAGAAGCCGTTCGTCGAATACGTCTAACGAGACGCAGACGAATACGCTTTCTGACCGGGCTGTCGGGATGCTTAATCAGGGCATCGCGGATGCGAGCGGTCGGACCTATCAGCGGTTCAATCCGGGCGACATTGCTCAATATCAGTCGCCTTACACGCAAAGTGTCATTGATGCGTCTATTGGCCAAGCCGACCGGCAGGACGCTATCGCTCGCAATGCCCAGATGTCGGACTTTGCAAGGTCGGGGGCCTTTGGTGACAACCGCCGGGGCATCTATGAGGCCGAACTGGCGGGCAACCAATCTCGTGACCGTGCGGCTATGATCGCGGGCCTGAATGACCGTGCCTTCGGTCAAGCGCGAGACGTGGCGCAAGGCGAAAGCCAAAACGCTAATCAATACGATCTGGCGATGCAACAACTTCTGGCGCAACTGCGTGGGCAGTTTGCGAACGAGGGAACCCAGACCATGCAGGGTTCAAGCCTTACGAGAAATCGCGGCTCAAGCTATAACATGGGCGGACGCTACGGTGGATAACAAGTAGATGGCGCTTCTTTCTGACCCGGCACAGCCGCAACGCTTTAGCCTGTTGGCCCCTGATGTGGCGGCATCAATCCGCCAGTTTCAGGCAATGCCTGTTCCTGCTGCTCCTGCCCAAGCCCCGCAGCGGGCGCGGGTAAGCGGCTGGCGTTTGCTTGACCGTGTTCTCGGTGGCGAGACGGTTAGCGAAGGGCTGGATGCGGAACGCGCTCGCCTGCAAGCGGAGGCCGAACGTCCGCAGATGATGGCGCGACAAGCGGAAGTTCTGTCCGCTATTCAAGACCCGCAGGAACGTGCGCTTTTTCTGGGCATGGGTAGCCCGGACTGGCAAACGAACGTCGGGATGCGTTATCGCCCGGTTACGACGGCTGCTGGAAGCCGCACGACTTACGGCCCGTCGCAAGGCGCTTTTTCGGTTGAGCAGCCGACCTTCGGAGAGACGGGCGACGAAACCGTGCGCCGGGATTCTATGGGTGTTCGCCCGGTTTACACGCGCACGGCTCCGTCGATCAAAGAAGGTATCGACCAAAGCGTTGCTGAGACTGGCCGGATTAATGCGCTGAACGTGCCTGTCGGGCCTAACACCGATCTTGTAAACCCGGTTTCAGGCCAAGCGATTTATCAGGGCTACCGCGCGCCCGATATTCAGAACGTTGCGCCGGGCGGTGAGGCGTTGGTGTTTGATGAAAACGGCAACGTCATCAACCGCGTTGGTAGCACTCAAGCTCGCCCGCTTTCGGACGCGGACCAGACGGCAATTGCGCGGGCTGATAATCAAATCGTCAGCCTTGACACGTCGCTGGCGCGAGCCGCTGCCATTGAAGGACAGATTGCGCGGGGTGAGCTAAATCTTGGGGTGCTGGAAAACACTGGTTCGGGGCTTCGGAACCTTGCCGGTATGTCTGACCAAAACTCGCTGAACTATGACGCGCTTCTGGCGTGGGCAAAGGAAGCGCGTAACGCTATTCTGCAAGCCAATACGGGCGTTCAAACCGATCAAGACGCTATTCGTGAACTTGATACGATTCTGTCTAGCACTCGGGACGAACGGATTGTGACGGCGGCGCTTCGGCGGTTTCAAGAGGCACGATCTGCAACTCGGGCGGCGCTACAGCGAGACATCCAGCGTCGGCAGGGTGGCGCGGCTCCCGTTCCGAATGGTGGTCAAGCCGGTCCTGCCGCGCCTCGCCGCCTTACGCCGCAGGAAGCCGCTGCTCTGCCGTCCGGCACACGTTTCATCGGCACCGATGGTGTTGAAAGGGTCCGTCAATGATGCAGCAAGACCCATACGCGGCGTTTTCCCGTCCGGTCGCCGCGCCTCCTGTTGCGGCTCCGGCTGACCCCTATTCGGGCATTGCCGCTCCGGTTGTTGCTGCCCCCGCTCGCGCTCCGCAACGCCAGCCCGCACCCGCTCGCGCGGCTGGTAATCGTCCCGCTCCCTCCGCACCGCTGAACGCCCTTGGCATCACGGATGAGGAGGAGATTGCGAACCTGACGGCTCAATACGGCTCGCGAGAAGAAGCTATCCGCTTTCAACAAGAGCGGATGGCGGCTGACCCGAACTATGACCCCGGAATGGCACCGGCTCAACCGGCTCTTGCGGACGTTGCGGCTGGCACCGGCTTTGATATGCCGGAAGGCGTTATCGACTGGAATACGCTGACGGATGAGCAGCGGCGAGGATTGACGCGCGGCACTCGCATCATGTTGCCGCAACGCGAAGGGGAAACCTTTCGACAAATAGCGACGCTTTCCGCTGATCTGAGTGCGCCGTCGCGTGAAGATTTGCCGGGCGACGTTATCGAGAACTACGATGGCGTTCGCACTCGCCAAGGCCAGATTGCCGATGTGGTCGGCGGCGTGGCGTCTGGCGCTGCGGAGCAGTTTCCGCTTTTGGATGAAGCTGCAACCGGCCTTGATGCGCTGATTAACCGTCGTTCGTTTTCGGAATCGCGCGACGAATACCGGAACATGGTCGAGGCCCTTAATCAGCAACAGCGTGGCGCTAGGAATGTCGGCGGTGTTTTGGGTTTTGGCGGCACTATGCTCCTTCCCGGCATTGGTGGTGCAAACTATATTCGTGGGGCGCGGGCGGCTGGCCCGTTGACGCAAGGCGGATTGCTTGGCGAACGTGCGGGTCAAATCGGGCGGGCGATGCAAGTCGGCGGGCTTACTGGCGCTGTTTATGGCGGTGCGGCTGGGGAAGGCGGTGCGGGCGAGCGGTTGCAGGATGCTGGCACCGGCTTGCTGTTTGGGGCAGGAACGGGCGGCGTAATCCAAGGCGCGACCCCGGCGATTGCGGCGGGCGGGCGGCGCTTGTTGTCTGGTTTGTCTGAGACCGGCGCGGTTATTGGTCGGGGCTTTGGTCGCGTTGCGCCGGAGGCTGAGATTACGCCAGAGGCTACGGCTTCGGCGCTTGATTATCTGAGGCGTGTCCAACGGTCATCGGGCGCTGATCTGGCGAATAACCCGATTGAAGCGATGGGCTTGCCGATTACAACGGCGGAGGCGCTTGGCGGAAGCGGCGTTGCAAATGTGACTGCGCTGACGCGCCGGTCTGGTCGGGCGGCAAACCTTGTCGGAAACCAGATTAGTGCGAGGGCCGTTGAGCGGCCTAGCCAAGTCGTGCAGGACTTTGCGGGTCTAAGCGGCATTGACCCTGCCGGGTCGGCGGATATGATTCAAAACCTTGCTGACACCGGACGCCGAACTGCGGCCCCGTTGTATGATGAAGTTAGGTCGCTGCAAGTTCAGCCGTCGCCGCTGATTGAACAAATCCTGTCGCGTCCAGTGGGGCAAGCCGCCTTGCGCCGGGCCTATACAATCGCTCGGAACGAGGGCCGCGACCCTAACGAACTGGGGCTGTTTGTCTCGACGCGGAACGAGCCTCGTCCTACTGGCGCAGGCCGTCCGGCGCGTGACCCAGAACTGTTTGCCGACCTTGACGCTATGCGCGCGGGCCGTCGCGTTTCGGGGGCTGGCCAAGGCGAAACGCTGCTGGAGTTTATCTCCAAAAACGGCGGGGTTCGTGATGATGGGGGCGAGCTTGCCCAGATTGGCGCTGACACTTGGAATCGGCAAGGGTCATGGCGTTCACGCGCTGTTCGTGACGATGGCTTGTCGCTAGAGCAAATGGCGGATAGGGCGCGGGCGGCTGGGTTCTTTGCTGATGTGGCCGATGCCACAGCGGAGGGTTCAGACAACTATCAGCGCATTTCTAGCCAAAACATGATCGATGCGCTGGAAGGGGAACTGCGAGGTTACCCGACTTATGCGCGGGCGCTTGGCGACACTGATCGTTCTGCTGCGGCTGTTGCCCGTCGTGCGCGGCGTGAGGCTTTGGACGAACGGTTGTCGCGGGAAGGGATTGACCTGTCCAAGTCGTCTAATGACGAAGTGGCTAGGGCGCTTAACGATGCGGATGATGCAGAGGCCCGCGCTACGGCTTTCCTGAACGATGAAGCGCCGGGAGAGCCGCAAATTGAACTGCTGCCCGGTGAAATCCCGTCTATGCAGACGTTGGATTACATCAAGCGCGGCATGGATGACGTTGTAAACGGCTATCGCAATCCGATCACTCGGACGCTCGATCTTGATGAAGGTGGGCGCGCTATTGTCGGCACGGTTCGCGCTTATCGTGATGAACTGGTTAGGCTGACTGGCGGCGACACTGGCCCATATGCTCGCGCCTTGGCGGCTGGTGGTGAGCCGTTGCGCCTTGAGGATGCTTTTCGGCGGTCGGAAAAACTGTTTCAGACTGGAACGCCGATGCGGGCGTTTGATTCTGCGATTGAGCGGATGGGTGAAGCGGAGCGCAACGCGCTGGTTGCGGGTTTTGCTGACAAGCTATTCCGCGACGCGCAATCGGGCGCAATGTCGCTTAATCGAATGCAGCAACTGACGGTTCCTGTCACCCGCGAAAAACTGGCGGCGCTGCTCGGGCCGCAACGGGCGGATGATTTTATCAGTCGCGTGACGGCTCGCATTGAGCTTGCGCGTTCGGGCGCTCGCATGGCTCCGGGGTCAAACTCGACGACGGCTGAAGCCCTTGCGGCAATGGCTGAACAAGAAGGCCAGACCGGGTGGTCGGCGGATTTTGCTCGCAATCTGGTAGGGACGGGGAAAATCGACCCTATCGGCGCTTTGATGTTGACGGCGGGCAAGGCGGCGGTCGCGCCGGTTGCTGGGTTCTTCCGTGGTGTCGGTAATCCGCAAAACACGGCCACGCGTGATGAAATGGCGCGTTTGTTTATGTTGCCTCCTAGCGAGGCGCAGGCGGCGCTTACGGCTGTCGCGTCCAGACCAGAACCGGGCCTTTTGTCGAAGGCTTCTCAGGCATTTGTTGCGCCCGGAGGTGGTCTATTAGGGTCTGCATCCGCGCAAGACGGGTCTCGGCGCGCCAGACAAGAAACCCGGCCAGCGCGACGATAATAGAAGACAGAACATCCATTCCATTCACCCTAACACAAAAACGCTCCCATTGGGAACGCTGTCACGCGAGGCGCTATGTCTGACATCCTGCTAGGCTTTGACGATTGCGGGAACCTCCGTGTCAACAAATCCGCTGACACCGAAGAGACGTTCGTGTTCCCGTCGTCTTATGACTTTACGGGCTACTCGGGTCAGTTTCAAATCCGTGCAACTAGCGCATCGGCGTCTGCTTTGCTTTCGGTAACGACCACGGCGACCGGGGCGGGTTCGGTTATCGTATTTGACGCGAATACGATTACACTGCGGCTGAAGAAGGCTGATTTGACGACGCTGCCGGACAATGCGACTGACGCCAGTAACCCTTATGAGGGCGTGTTTCAGTTTGTTGTGACGGACCCTGATAGCCTAACGTCTGAGCTTCTTGACGGCGTTCTTATTGCCGAGAAAGGCATCGTTCGATGAGTATTGTTCGGGTCCAGCTTGGCGGGCAGACTGTCCCGGTTCAGGTCCTGTCGTCAGGGTTTGCGCGGGCTAATGAGGCGGTGTCGGAGGCTGCTGCATCGGCGGCGGCTGCTGCTGCGTCGGCGGCGGCGGCTTCGGCTACGCTTGCGGCGGCGGCGCTCAAAGCGAACAATCTGTCAGACCTTACGTCCGCTTCAACGGCAAGAGCGAACCTTGGGCTAGGATCTATCGCAACGCAATCGGCTAGCGCTGTTGCGATTACGGGCGGAGCTATCGCGGGGATTACCGATCTGGCCGTAGCTGATGGTGGCACGGGCGCGTCTGACGCATCAAACGCTCGCACAAACCTTGGCCTTGCTATCGGCACGAACGTCCAAGCGTATGACCCCGACTTGACCACATGGGCGGGCATTACGCCCGGAACGGGTGTGGGCGCGGCTCTGGCTATCAACGTCGGCTCGGCTGGCGCTCCGATCCTGTTTGACGGCGCGGGCGGAACCCCGTCGTCCATGACGCTGACGAACGCGACCGGGCTTCCTATCGCGGGTGGCGGCACGGGCGGCTCTACTGCCCCGGCTGCGCGAACGAATCTCGGTGTTCCAGTTTACGGAACGCTTGCCCTAGCCCAAGCCGCGACCGTGCTAGCGGAGGTCAAGTCCCTGCGGCTGCACTGTCGCACGACGGCAGGCTATGGCGGCGGCGACTACACCAGAATGTCGCTGGCGACCATCACGTCTGCGGGCTATCCCGCCGCCGCCTATTTCCGCACGACTGACCGCATCATGCCGGACGGGTCAACGGACGCCACCAACGGCGGCTATTGGCTGAACCTGTCGGAAACCCTCGACTTCTACCAGTTCGGGGCTATCGGAGACGCCACGGTCACCAATGACAGCGCGGCCATTATTGCGGCGATCCTTCACGCCAAACTGACGGGGCGGATGCTCCGGCCTGTCGGAACCTTCCGCGTCGAAGAAAAAATCGTCATCAACTGTGACGGTTTCGACGGGACGCTCTGCACTCTGAATGTGTATTCAACCCCCGCCATCGCCTGTGAAATCTCGACCGGCGATGCGGCGAACCCCATCACCATTTTCTCGCAATCAGTCGGCAGGCACATCGTTACGCCCGTCCTGATTAACATGACGAAGCCCGGCACGGGCTGGGCGTCTCAGGGGACCGGCCTGCGTTTGGTCAACTGCCAGAACGTCGAGGTCAAGCTCAACGTCATCACCAATTTTGCGATTGGCGTTCAGCTTACGTCCTACACGCAATCGTGTCTGCACAATAAGCTGTTCGTCTCGATGCTT